AGAGAGCGGAGAGATATTCCCGCCACTGAACTGCTGCAATAACGCTGATTTCCAGGACAGATGCCCAGATAAGACCGCGCCCAAGGTAATTTGGGCCATTATGGGCAGCGCACAGTTCAACAATGATGTGACGATTGCACTGCGAAGCGGTATTCAGCAGGGGCGTATCCGGTTCCTTGATTCCGAATACGATTGCGAGGAACTGCTGCGTGCGCAGTTCAAGGGCTATGACAAGATGACACCGACAGAGCGTACTGCTTTACAACTGCCGTTTATCAATACAGGGCTGATGGTCAACGAGTTGGTCAACCTTGATTATGAGGCGACCAACAACCTGATCCGTGTACATGAAAAGCCCGGCGCACGCAAGGACCGTTACAGTTCGGTTAGTTATAACTACTACATAGCAATGCAGGTTGAGCGCAGCATGGCAAAGAATTACGCTAAGACAAAGAAAATCGAAATAAACTTTAGAGCACCTGCCAGAAGGAGGGGTACATTTGACTATTGATTCAACGCAGAAAAAAGTGGCCGTGATGACCCCGGATGGCAAGCGCGACTATGTATCTATGACGGAGTTTATGGACAAGCTCCGCTATGCAAATATTTCACAAATCAAAGTCCGAGACCTTGAAAATAACAAGGATTATGCACCTACGTACCGTAAGTACACAAAATCCCAGATCGTGACCTATCTTGGCAACCCGGCGAACTACGAGACGCAGCTACGCCAGATGAGCCAGTACCTTTATAATATATCGAACTATTACCGCAGACTGATCCAGTATTTTGCGAGTATGTCTACGTTCAGCTATATTGTTGTGCCGTATGGCATTGACAGGACCAAGAGCGTGAACATGAACAAGTTCAAGAAGGGGTACTATGCAGTCATCAATGAGCTGGAGAAAATGAATATCCGGCACGAGTTTACGCGAGCGCTGACGGTGGCATTTCGTGATGATGTGTACTACGGTTATGCGTGGGAAACGAATGACAGCTATACATTCCAGCAGCTGGATCCGGACTACT